TCACTTGGAATGAAGAAGGCAACACCAGCGCGGGTCGCACGATGTTTCAAGCTGGATCAATTGCGCCACGCAATGTTAAATTGCTTTTGGAGCACGATCGCACACGCCCAATTGGTCGCGTCGTTGAAATGACCGAAACACCACAGGGAATCGATGCGACTTTTAAGATTGCAAACACCACAGCTGGAAGCGATGCGCTGGAAGAAGCGCAAACACAATTGCGCGACGGATTTTCTGTTGGAATTTCTGTTGATGCGTGGGATAGCAAAAACGGTGTTTTGGTTGTATCAGCTGGCAAGCTCGATGAAGTCAGTTTGGTCGCCGAGCCCGCCATTGACAGCGCAAGGGTTTCAGATGTCGCTGCGTCATATGAAGACGATGATGAAAAAGAAAAATCAGAGAATTCCGAATCAATCGATTCTGGAACAACCGAAGAACAAGGAGAAGACGAAGTGGAAAACACCGTCACAGAGCAGGCAGCACCCGCCGAAACGGTGGAAGCTGCTTTGACTTCAAATTCGGCTGCAAGTCAGCCGAAGTTTTACACCGCGCCACGAATTGAATTGACGAAAGTCAAGTATCTTGAAAACACAATTCGCGCGGCACTTGGCAACGAAGAAGCCCGAATTTATGTGAAGGCAGCTGACGACGCCACAAACAATCCAGCAATGTTTCCGACCAGACAGCTCACAGAGGTTTGGAATCCGCTTGGAACAAATGTCAGAGGTTGCGTCGATGCGCTATCAAAGGGCACATTGCCTGATGCAGGGCTCACCTTCGAAATTCCTAAAATCACACAGCTTCCATCTGTGACCGAAGAAGCCGAAGGCGGCGCGGTTGCTGATGTAAATGTCAATTCAGAATTTATTTCTGTATCTGTCAAAAAGTTCAGCGGCTCTCAGACATTTTCTGTGGAGCTCCTAGATCGCAGCTCGCCTGTCTTTCTAAATGAATTGCTTTTAACTATGGAGCAAGCGTATTCAAAGGCGACGACCGAATATGCAAATGATGTCTTGGTTGCAAATGGCGCACTTAATGCAACAGCTCGCGCCAACGATGCTTCCAATTTGCTTGCTTATGTCGCAAGCGGAAGCGCGGCGGTCTATGCAGCGACAAAAGGTTTTGCAAGAAATCTAGTTGTTGCACCTGATCAATGGGCAAATATCATGGGATACAACGACGCAGGTCGCCCAATCTACAACGCAGCCGCGCCACAAAACGCGGGTGGAAATGTCACACCAACATCATTGGTCGGCAATGTTGCAGGTCTAAATCTTTATGTCGATGCCTATAAGACAGGATCAGGCGACAACTCAATGTTCGTCATCAATCCTGATGCTTACACTTGGTATGAATCACCACGCGCAAACCTTCGCGCAAATGTCATCGCCACAGGACAAGTTTCTGTGCTTTATTACGGTTTCGCTGCTCTTGCCACAAAAACAGGCGCGGGCTGCAACCGTTTTAACTTCACATAAGCCGATCAACTAATCATCGATCAGCTGCGCTCCCGTAGCTGATCGAGCAGAATCGAAAGGAACGCTCATGCCAAACATCGTCAGCGCGCAAGACTTGCGCACCGTGCTTGGCGTGAGCGTTTCGCTTTATCCTGACAGCTACCTTGACGACATCATCAATTCGGCTGAAGCTGTTGTTTTGCCGATGTTGGTTGCCAATTCGTCAGCTGTTGCAATGTATGAAATCGAAAATAACATTCTTTACATCTACACCGTGAGAGCTCACAAATTCGTCACAGGTCAGAGCGTGCAGTTAAACAATTGCGACGCTTCCATTGACGGCACTTACACCGTCACCGCGGATTATACTCATTCGCCCTATGTCTTCACAGCTGCAAAAGTCACAGCAAATGTGACGCTTCGCGCCGTCATTCCAAACGGATCAGCGACATTGGTTGGCAAATCTGCCGCCGATATTTATGCAAACAACGACGCTGTTGAGAATGCTGTGATTATGACCAGCTCTGAAATTTTCCAAGCCAAAACCGCCGCGGGCAATTCCATTGACGGCGTTGATTTCCAAGTTTCACCGTGGCGCATGAGCCGTCAGCTATTGACGCGCGTTTCAGCATTGCTTGCGCCGTTTTATGAAGTTGAATCGATGTGTCAATAGTGCCATCATCAATTCAAACAAGTGTCAGAGATACACTTCAAAGCGCGCTGTCAAGCGTTTCGGCAAATGTTTATGATTCTGTGCCTGAAGCTGTAATCCCGCCATTTTGCGCGTTAGTTCCGAGCGATCCTTATCTTCAGCCGAATCTCATTGGCAAATCGACAATCAAAGTTCAAATCAATCTTAGAATCACGGCAGCTGTTGCCTATATGTCAAACAGCGCATCGCTGGACAACTTGGAGAAGCTACTCATCAGCATTCTGGCGGTTATACCGTCAGGCTACATCGTCGGAGATATAACCGTGCCGTCGATTGTTTCGGTCGGATCGTCAAACCTGCTATCGGCAGACATACCCGTTTCCACCTACTACACACAAACAAACTAGGAGCAGACATGCCAACAAATATCATCACGGGGCGCGATGTGTCTTTCACGATTGGTGGAAACAATTTCGACGCCCAAACAACATCGGCAATCCTGTCAAATGAGCACATCATCGAAACTTACCAAACGCTCGATGGTCGCGCTTATAAGGCAATTGACGATCAATGGACATTCGATGTCGAAATGCTTGCAGATTGGGGCGCGGCAGGATCACTCTGTGAAATTCTGTGGGGCGTTTGCGAATCTGCACCAAACACAGGCATTTCAACCGTCTTGACGGCGGCTTCAGGTGCTACATTCACATTTCAGGTTTTGCCCGTCTTCCCATCGGTAGGCGGCACAGCACCTGATGCACAAACTGTGACGATGAGCTTCACCGTCATTGGAACACCAGCTGAATCGTTCAGCTAGGATTTAGAGAAACGGGAGCAAAAATGAAACTAGCAATTCAAATTGAATATCAATCAGGCGATGTGGCGACTTATGTCGCTGCACCGCCTGAATGGGCAAAGTGGGAGCAAAAGACAGGCTTTCGCATTGGTCAAGCGCAAGAGAAAATCGGCGTTTCAGATTTGATGTTTTTGGCATATCACGCGATGAAGCGTGAAGCCGCGGGCAAACCTGTAAAGCCTTATGACACTTGGTGCGAAACGATTGCAGAGATTGTCGTAGGTGACAACAGCCCAAAAGTCACGGAAGCGGAAGCGTCAGCCGACTAATCGTTGAGCTCGCAATCGCCACGGGCATTCCGATGCCTTATTGGCAATCCGCTGAAGATATTTTGACGGCGATTGAGATTTTGGAGAAAAATGGCGAGCACAAAAAGTCAAGGTAAGATCAGCATCGATGTTGATCCTGTCGCTCTAAAAGACTTGCGCGCCACATTGAGGCTGCTAGACAAGGAAACATCGTCAGAATTACGCGACAAAGCTCAACCGCTTTCCAAAAGCCTTGCCCGTGAATTGACCGTTGCAGCTGCATTCTCGGCAGCTCCACCACAGGCGATTTTAGTTGCGCGGTCAATTAGCACACCAAGAGATCGCATGATCCGCGTTGATGTCGGCGGATCAAAGCGTGTTGGCAGACCTTACGGCGGCGAAAGACCTGACACCAAAAGACAATCGGCGCAAGCGGGTCAGCTTTTGTGGGGCAGCGAATATGGAAGCGGCGGTCAGCCTTATGATCGTGCAGGTCGTCGCATGGGCAGATCACGATTTGTCAAGGGCAGAAATAAACGCGGCTATTGGATTAACCCGACCGTTGATGCAAACATCAAGCCCATTGCTGACGAATATGTTGAGATCGTCAAGGATATAGTTAAGCGATTGAAACTTGAAGGGCGGGGCTAATGGCTGGAATTCCAAAAGTCAAGATTCAATTTGACGCCGATCTCGATGGTCTGAAAAAAGGCACGGCAAGTGCCGACAAAGAGGTTGGCGGGTTTGCAGATCGCGTCGGTGAATTTGGAAAGAAAGCCGCTGCCGCTTTTGCTGTTGCTGCCGCCGCGGCTGCCGCTTATGCCGTCAAACTTGCTGTTGATGGCGTCAAAGCTGCCATTGAAGATGAGCAAGCTCAAATCAAATTGGCGAGCGCGTTAGAAAAAGCAACAGGCGCAACAAATGCACAAATCAAAGCGGTCGAAGATCAGATTTTGAAAACATCATTGGCGACAGGTGTTGCTGATGATAAATTGCGACCAGCTTTGCAGCGTCTAGCTGTTGCAACAGGCGACACGGAAGAAGCTCAAAAACTTCTCAATCTTGCTTTAGACATAAGTGCAGCAACAGGCAAACCGCTTGAAACTGTCAGCAATGCGCTTGGCAAGGCATATGAAGGCAACACAACAGCCCTAGTCAAATTAAACGCGGGAATTTCCACAGCCGAGGCAAAAACCTTAGGCTATAAAGGCGCGGTTCAACAATTGACCGATCTTTATGGCGGTGCAGCTGCAAAAAATGCTGACACATTCCAAGGGCGCATTGATCGCGTCAAAGTTGCTTTTGATGAAACAAAAGAATCAATCGGTCAAGCTCTTTTGCCTATTGTTGAAAAATTGTTGGGTTTTATCACAGGCACGGTCTTGCCTGTCTTTCAAAAGTTTTCTGATGCTTTAAGTGGATCAGGCGAAGGAATTTTGGGTCGCTTTGAAGCCATTGTTAATTATATTCGTGACTTTGTTGAGCCAATTTTTAACGCGGTGCGCAATGCTTTTGTCAAAGTGTCTGACGCATTCAAAGACCAAAAGCCGCGATTTGATGACATTTTAACAATTTTCAAAGAAATTTGGCAATTTGTAGATCAATACCTTGTTCCAATTTTCAAAACGGTTTTAGTCAAACAAATTGAAACTTTTGCAAATCAAGCATCAATCGCCATCAAGGTTGTTGTTCCCGTGATTGAAACCGTTTTGAATACAATCAAAACCGTCATCAATGGCGTTATTGATGTTATAAATGCGGCAATAACTGTCTATAACAAAGCCAACAACATTTTTGGCGGCAAAGACCTTAGCAAGATTTCAAAAATTGGGGCAGGTGGAAGTTCGGGCTCAAATGTTGTCGGTGCAGCAAGTTTGCCATCGGGTGTGGTTATTGGCAGCGGTGTCACGGGCGGTGGCGTGACAGGTGGCGGCGTGACGGGCGGTGGCGTGACAGGTGGCGGCATTACAGGCGGCGGCGTCACAGCTGGCGGAAAAGTTATTGGCACAAATTCAACACCTGCAAAAGTTGAGCTCACAGAAAAAAACACAAAAGAAATTGGCGACGCTTGGGCAAATAGTTTTCTTGGTCAAATTGGCGGCATTGGCGATGTTGGCGGTGTTCGATTCTTTGAAGAAACAGGCGGTCAAATTCGAATGCCTGTCGCTCCATCTTTTGATCCTGCCCGTGTCAGAGCTGGAGAAGAAGGCAATCGAAGTGTCATAAATTTGACCGTCAATGGCGCATTGGATTCTGAAAGCACCGCGCGTCAAATTGTGACGCTTTTGAATGATTCACAGGCTCGCGGCACACTTGGCGCAAGTGGATTTGCAGGGCTGATCGCAGAATGAGCGTTTGGACACCTGATTGGCGCATCAAGATTCAGGGCGTTGAATACACAAATTTGACGCTTTCAAATCTGACTATCTCATCAGGTCGAACAAATATTTATCAGCAACCCGTCGCAGGATATTGCCGAATTCAGGTCATCAACACAGATGTCAGCCCAATCACTTTTGACATCAATGACGGCGTCACAATTGAAGTCAAAAACGATGCTGGCACTTATGTGGTTTTATTCGGCGGCAACATCACCGACATGAATGTGAATGTGTCATCGGCAGGCGGAATCGGAATCAGCCAAACAATTAGCATCACAGCTCTTGGCGCATTGGCAAGATTGCCGAAGTCGGTTTTCATCGGAAACATTCAGCAAGCAACCGACGGCGAACAGATTGCAGCGGTGCTGGAAAACATACTTTTTGCCAATTGGAACACCGTGCCTGCAGCCGAAACTTGGTCAGCCTATGACGCGACAACGCAATGGCAAGACGCGGAGAACAATGGTTATGGCGAAATCGATGTGGGCGATTACACGCTTGACGGTCAAAATGCCGTTGATGCCGATGTTTATTCAATTGTGGCAGCTCTTGCGAATTCAGGTCTTGGCTACCTATACGAAAGCCCAAACGGGTTGATCAATTATGCTGACAGCACGCATCGCAGCCAATACTTTGCCGCCAACGGATATGTTGATCTCGACGCCAAACACGCGCTTGCTGGCAATATCACGACCAAAAAGCGATCAGGCGATGTTCGCAACAGCATAACGCTGCAATACACGGCAAGCGGCAATTCGGAAGTCACCGACAGCGATTTGGATTCAATTGCAATCTATGGAGAGCTAGCTCAAACGATTCGAACGACTTTGAAGAATCAAGCTGATGCGACAAGCCAAGCGGCGTTTTATTTGACGCTCCGAGCCTATCCTCAGGCTGTTTTCGATAGCGTCACTTTTGCTCTTGGCAACCCTGAAATTGACGAAATTGATCGAACATCGCTTTTGGGCATATTTATGGGAATGCCAATCAACCTGCAAAACCTGCCCGCCAATATGAGCAATGGCGAATTTCAGGGCTTTGTCGAAGGTTGGACATTTCAAGCCACCGTCAGCGACATAAAATTGACCATGACCGTTTCGCCGTTGGCATTCAGCTTGCAGGCATTTCGTTGGAATTCTGTGCCTGTCACAGAGCTTTGGAACACTTTATCGAATACACTTATTTGGGAACAGGCGACAATCGTCGCGTAAGGAGAGCACATGCCGAGCACAACAAACTTCGGTTGGACAACACCTGCCGACACCGATTTGGTCAAAGATGGTGCAGCTGCCATTCGCACTTTAGGCAATGGCGTCGATACATCTTTCGTCGATCTCAAAGGCGGAACATCAGGTCAGATACTTGCAAAGAATTCAAACACCGATCTTGATTTTGTTTGGATTGCAAATGATCAAGGCGACATCACAGCTGTCACAGCTGGAACAGGAATTAGCGGCGGCGGCACATCAGGCGCGGTGACAATCACAAATTCAATGGCAACCGAAATCACGGCATCGGGTGACATAATTGTCGGAACAGGATCAGGCACATTCGACAATTTGCCAATTGGTAGCACGGGGCAGGTGCTTACAGCTGACACAACCGTGTCGCCATATAAAGTTAAGTGGGCTACACCATCAAGCGGCGGAATGACTCTAATCAGCACTACAACAATGAGCGGTGCTTCAGTGACTCTTTCGTCAATTCCGCAAGATTATGTTTCTTTATTGTTAGTAGGGCGCTTTTTTACAAACTCAACGGCAGACGGAGTTTTAAGAATAAATCCCAATGGTGATGGTGGTATAGCAAGAATCTCAGGAGTCATATCATCTGGAACTTTTAGTAGCACTACGAATATCCTACAATTACCAGCAACTTATGACCGAACAAATGATGACAATGGCTTTCAATTACAAATTTTTAACTATCAGGATGTTGCTAATTACACAATCCCTTTTATGTGGTCTGGTAATTTTTACGCTGGTGCAGTTGGCTTAATGGCTGGTGGTATTTTAACTGCAAATAATGGCCCAATTACTTCATTAGTGATTTCCAATACTGGCGGCAACTGGGCTGGCGGCACACTCAAATTCTATGGAGTTAAATAATGACTAAACCAATGATAAGAATTCACAATGTCACAACAAATGAAATCGTTGATAGAGAAATGACCGATGAAGAATTTGCTCAATACGAAGAGCAAAAGGTCAAAGACCAGTTAGCGGTTGAGCAAGATGCAGCCAAAGCAGCCGCCAAGTCAGCAGCCGAAGCCAAGTTAGAGGCTTTAGGCTTAACGCCTGAAGACCTTAAAGCCCTTGGTCTTTAGAACAATCTTTATAGATTATGACGACATTTCCTGACGGCACAGCTCAAAGATTTTGCCAAGTTGCATTGGGCGAAGTTGGCTATGTTGAAGAACCTGTCAATTTGACCAAGTATGGAAAACACACGATGGCAGATGGATTGCCGTGGTGTGGAAGTTTTGTGATGTGGTGTGCAACAAAAATAGGCATCAAGATTCCATCGGTTGTGAGCACGGCAGCGGGAGCACAAAAGTTTAAGGATCAGAATCGATGGAGCGAAACGCCTCAAAAAGGTTATTTGGCTTTTATGGATTTTCCACACGACGGCGTCGATCGCATTTCGCACATTGGCATCGTCGTTGATGTGAAAAAAGATTCTGTCATCTGCGTCGAAGGCAACACATCAGGCACGGGAGATCAGCGCAATGGCGGAATGGTGATGATCAAGGAGCGCGCAATCGGCAAGGGTTCGCCTGTCGTCGGTTTCGGCATTCCAAGATTCACACCGTTTGACGGCGATTTTCCAATCGTTGAAGCTCCCGATTCGGCTACACCTACAAAGCCGAAGAAAGCGAAAAAGAAAAATGGAAAAAATCAAAGCACTACTAGCGAGCTGGTCGCGTAGCTTTATCGCGGGATCGCTTGCCGTTTATCTCGCAACAGGCACAACCGACCTGAAGACACTTGGCTTGGCTGGCATCGCGGCTCTTGCGCCCGTCTTAATGCGTTGGGCGAATCCGAATGATGCCGCTTTCGGAATCAGCAAATAAGCTGATCACATGGTGTCTGGGCGCGCTTACCCTTTCGCTCGCCCTGACATCATGTGGCTATGACGGTTGGATTCGATACCCTTGCCAAGAATTCGAAAATTGGAAATTGAATGAATGTCAAGCACCCGAATGCAAAGTCACGGGAACTTGCACAGCGGACATTTTGGGTTCAACAATTACTCAATCCGAGATCGACAAAGCAAAAGTTGAGCCCTGAAGATATACACGCGCGGCTCATTTTCTTGATCGGGGCAACTCTTGCGCTGACATTCTTTTGCGTCACGGTAGGCACGGTCTATGCCCTGATCTTTGTCACTCAGCCCATCGGCGCGCAAGCTCCAAACGATGCAGCTTTTATCGATTTGCTCAAAACGCTGGCAATCTTCTTGACGGGATCGCTTGGCGGTGTCTTAGCAGGCAACGGCTTGAAATCACGAAAGAAAGACGATGACACGCCGAAGCCCAAGCCAAGTGTTTGAAATTGTCGGCGATTGATGTCATTCTGTAAGTGCTGGCAGCTCGAATGAAGCTGTGGCAACGGGAGCAAAAATGGAAACAATTGCAACATTTTTGAACACGACCATTTCGGTTGTTTTTATGATTGGCGGGCTTTTTATGGCATTGCTGATCGGTTATGCAAAAGGGTTCAACAGCGGCAAGGAAGTCGGCTACACGCAAGGATTCTACAAAGGCAGAGCAATCACACGGCAGGTTAAATGATGGCGTTTGATCTCAGCAACTATGAAGATGTCAATGCTCGAATCACTAGATTTCGGGCTGAATTTCCGATGGGCAGAATTGAAGCCCACATTGATCACATCGACTTTGAGAATGGTCGAATCTTGGTGCGTGCCATAGCGTTTCGCACCGATGATCCTAACGAATTGCCCGCTGCTATTGACTACGCTTTTGAGCATCGGGCAACGCATGGCGTCAATCGCGATTTTTGGGTCGAAAACGCGGTGACTTCAGCCTATGGTCGGGCGATTGGTGCGCTTACGCCGTCAAACGCTCGACCTACGCGGCAGGATATGGAGAAGGCAGAGAAGCTCCAAGCCGAGCCCGTGGATCATTACAAACCTGCGAATGTCAAGACAGCTGCCGAATCAATAGGCGAGCTGAAACAGGTGCTTGGAGCCAAGCTGATGTCAGAGCCGCCAAAATGCCAGCATGGGCATCGCTTGAAGCGCGTTGGCACATCGGAGAAGTCGGGCAAGCCTTATCTCGGTTGGGCTTGCTCGGAGAAGAATCGAGCCAAGCAATGCCCGATCATATGGTGGAAGCAAACGCCTGACGGCGATGATTGGCTATCGCCTGAAGATTATGCCGATTATCTTAATGAGCGCGGGTTAAACCTTGATCCTAAGATTGAAAAAGAGCCTGTTCCCGATCATATGTTGAGCGACAAGGAAAGGTCAGCAAAATGAAAATTGTGCTTGATTACGCGCAACAGATCAGAGCAGCCGAAGTGGCACTCAGCCGAATTAAAGAGCTTGAATTGAAGCCTAATCATTCCAGCCGATATGACAAAGAGCTGTCATTTCCTGAATATGTGGCACAGGTGACCGAAAGCATCGGGGCTGAAATAGCTGTGGCGAAGTATTTTGGAATGATTGGCTTTGATCCTGCAATGAGCCGATTCAAACTAACAGCTGATGTCGGAGCTGCAATTGAAGTCAAATGGACACACTATGACGGCGGATCATTGATTATCTATGAATCAGATCGCAATCACGATGTTGCTGTGTTGGTGGTGGGTAAATGCCCGAAATACAGGATCGCGGGCTGGATTCCCGTCAGCATCGCAAAGCGAGATCGCTACAAACACCACAAACAGCCGACTTGGTGGATCGGGCAACAAAACCTTCAACCTATCGAAAACCTATATCGGAGCAAATATGGCGAAGCTGTATCGGGTAAAGTGTCGAATCTGTAAGGCGCACAAAGTGCATCTCAGCTTCAATGATCTGTCAGACAGATTGCCGCCTGACAAGGTATTTGTGCAATGTTCGGGTTGCAGCGCGTTTGGCGTTGAGCAGCTGGAGAATGTTCAAGAGTTATCCACAACCGATGCACAACCTGTGCAACACGCCGATGAATGAGCGTGGAGATTTGACGACACTTGACAATCAATTACACTCTGCACGCTCGCAGCGAGCCGCGACGCGGGTTAGCTCGCAGCGGCGGGCAAAGTGTTTGGGGAAGCTCTTTGCCTTAACGGCTCTAGCTGTGGGCACTACATATCAGACAACAAATGCAAATCAGGTTCATTGGATCAATGATTCGATGAACCTGAAGCTATATGCACACAATCAAATTGATGAATGGAATGAATTTGAATGCTTTGTTGAATTGATACATCGAGAGAGCTCTTGGAGATATTGGGTAAGGAATGGATCACACACAGGTCTAGGGCAAATGCGATCTGATTGGTATGGCAAACAAAGCCCACGAAAGCAAATTAATCTGACCTTAAAATATATAACAAAGCGTTATCATGGCAGGATATGTGATGGAGCATTGGCACATCAAAAGAAGTTTGGGTGGTATTGAATGAAATTCTTGCAGCAATACGGTTTGCACATCAGCCTTTTCATAGGTCTAATCTTGGGCTTCATGATGGGATATGGAATGGCAATGCAATGACTATCAGATCGCAGCGTGATGCGAACTCAACGCATTGGAAGAAGATCAGGCAACGCATTCTTCAGCGTGATGGTTTTAGTTGCTTTTGGTGTGGATTGGAAGCTGACACGGTTGATCATGTCGTTCCGATAGCTAAGCAAGGAACTGACCATGACGACAACTTGGTCGCTTGCTGCCGTCGTTGCAATTACAGCAAAAAGGATTCAATGCCTGTCGATTTTTTAGCAAGCCGTTCCAC